TGAAAAACCCTGTCCGTAGCCACTTCCACTCCCACTAGGCCAACCAAGATGATCCAAGGCAGCAAGGACCCCTTTCACATCAAGACCAGCCGACCCCAGAAAAAATATCCGGGTGCCTCGTCTAACACGTATCGAAAAGACAAGGTTCCCCAGGTGGGTATGTGGGCCGTGCGCCTCTCAGGGCAGAAGCACACAACGGCTTTCACCTCATGGCCGGTACCACCCAGGCTCGAGCAGGGCTAAGCAAAATGCTTAGGTTGCACCCCTACATTGAAGAATAAGGGTTGCCATGCGGGGGAACTCGCATGCCCACAGGCACAACCGGAATCCTGTGAGAGACCGTAGTCTGCAATCTCGACCACATGCCACTGTGGCCCGCGCTGACTACCGCCAAAGTGGCGGTATAACTGACCTAGCGATGTGCTCCTCATCTGGTGCAAGGTCAGTAAGTTGGAGGAGAGCGATCTCGTCGTCTAAAGATGTGGCATAACCCGTTGTTGCATACGATAACAACGAGTAAAACGGCTTATATCGGGGATTGTAGCGCGCACTCGACCTTTCAAAAAGGTCACCAACAGAGACGCGTTCACCCAAACGAATGCCAAGTTTAAAATGAATGTTGCGATCAACAACAAACTCTTCAAGCGCTTTCTTCCCAAGTGCGACGAGTTGGTCATTATGCCACGTATGCTGCGCTAGGAAGTACTGCGAAAGGTGCGGTAAGCAAGGCATGTATGCAGCAGCACGAGCAGCCATTGCTTGTGCGCCCACCTCATGCACGCGGAGGATCTGATGAGGACCTTCGTCACGTGCGTACGGTGATGTAGTGTAAGCCGAGCTGGCTATATTCCGCTTGACCTCTGGCATCATGATAGGCATCGCCATGCCCCTCAAAACCAGAACCTCATAACCTGTAAAAGTAAATGAGGCGGGTCCGGATCGGCCTGAACCAAAGTTATCCTGAAATTTTCTATTAGCCACCGCGATTTCCATGTTGAAACCGGCACGGTCCCAAAAGGACACGATGTCTTCCATTTTGGTCTCCCAGACCCAGTCATCAGTGTTTATTGCACTGTCATCACCTTCAAAGGCTCCTTTGTAACCAATAAGATGATTGGCGGAGTTCCTTTCGGATGGAAGGTAAAGTAAACGACTGATGCGGTAGCGTTTACGCTCGCCTGAATGCCTAGACCAGCTTGAAAAAAGGAGCTCAGGCTCATCAAGAAGACAACAGGCCCACAGCACACTATTGATAAGGTGATTGAGACAACTTGTTCCACGTTCTCCCGAAGCACGGATAGACCGAATTATCAATTTGGCCTTCCGTCCTTCCTTCCAATCCAGTGTGGATGGATTTAGTGTCCAACGCTC